CGACAGCATCTTTTCCCTCACCCCATGACCACAGTGGCCGGTGTCTGCCATTGCAGCTGACCTTGAAATAGCCTGAGATATGGACCAGTTTGAACCGATGCATATCAAATAAAACCCTCGCAGCACTACGCCTGGCACAAAAGCACAGCTTGGCCAAGTCAAGGTCTGAGAGGTTCCCTTTCTTTTGTAGCGCTGCCTCGATGGCAGGCTCTACACGGGGTTTCAAGCCTCTGGCCATGTGCTGGTCTCCATTCTTGCTTTCAAGCGCTCCAGCATTGTTTTGACAACGTATGCACGGCTTTTAACGTCATCCGGCATTGCGTGGCCAAAGACTTCTGGGTGGAGTAAGTCTTTGACCAGGTCGAGACAGGCATCTAGGGCGGGTGGCAATTCATTTGTCAAGGAACTTCTCCAGCGCAGAGACTTCAATGTGGTCCACCAGGCTTTGCAGAATCATGTGGGCAATGTCCACATCAGTGCCAGCGATGTATGCGTTATTGAGGGTCATTGATTCATCATAGTCAGGCTCATAAGGCAAGGCGGTGTAATCTGTCGAGCCTTTCTCTTCTGGGCTGTATTCCAAGAAGCAGACCAGGGCCACATCTTCAATGGTGCAGACAAACTCAAACAAGTCTTTGGGGCAATTAGGTGTTCTGTTCATGGCTCAACCCCTCCAAGCCAGCATCACGCCAATGCCACCAAAGATGATGATGGCCAAGATGCATTCGATCAGGGTGGTAATGATTTTCTGTTTCATCGGTTTCTTTCGTTAATGGGGCCGAAGCCCCGTTGGTTTTATTTAACTGCCTTTAAAACTTCACTATCCACCCAGTCTCCAATCTGGGCAGGCATCCAACCATTTTTTTGTTGGCGGCCCAGGTGAGTGCTGGCCATGTGGCAATAAGTATTGCCATCACGCTGTGCGCCCACAGCGACAATGCGCCATGTGTCGCCCAGATGGACAATGACTTTGTTGAAGAGTTGGTTTGTGTTCATTTCGTTTAATCCGTTTTGTGTTGGTGTAACGAATTATGCCAGAAAACAAATATGTGTAAACAATTATTTTTATCTGTTGTTTTTTTACATATACCGCAATTAGAATGCGGCCATGGAATCAATTCACACAATACGCGCAAGGGCCAAGGCTCACAAGATAACCATGTCTGCGGTGTGCGAGGAGGCTGGCATCCAGCAGTCCCAAGTCAGCCGGTGGCTGTCTGGAACTGTGGAGCCATTGTGGACATCAGTCAATCAATTGCACTTGGCGCTTAATAAACTGATCGACAAATCACCAGTCATTGTCGATTGAAGGTGCGGCAGCTGGCGCCTTGCCGGCCACCACGCCAAAGTCAGATGCAGCCGATGGCTTTGCACCACCAAGCGAGTCACCCTTGGCCAAGAGCATGATGTTGTTCAAGCCATACGACACGCCCTTGTTGCCTGCCTGGTCATAGGCATAGGCATTCAAAGAAACCCTGCCATAGTCGCCAGAGACAATATCTTGTGATCCAAGAATGTCATGGCCATGGGCATCCACTGCACCAGGCTTGTTGGTGCTTTTGGTGTTGAAAAAGTAATGCCCTGCATATTCAGCACTCAGTGGTGATCCATCCGACTTGGTTTCAGTGTCGCCATCACGCAATGGATTGCGAATGGTTTTCGGAATCTTGTCTCCAAACTTGGCTGTCAACGCTTCTTTGGCTGCGGCCTTTAACTGGGCCACTGTCTCGGTATCAGTCTTTGGGACCAACACTTGCGTTGAGAACTCTTCTTTGCCGTTCATCTCATTCTTGCGCGCAGTCAATGCTGAGAAATAAGAGAAGCGAACTTTACCGGTTACGACTCGTGTCATGGTTTTTCCTTTTAAGGGTTTAGGGTTTTACGTTTCTGTCGTCAAACAGAAATTGCACTTTAGCACAAATCGGATATGATGCAAACAACTTAAAACGAGGAAACGATCATGCAGTTATTCCCCCACCAGCAAGAGGCCAAGCTCTTCTTGCTGTCCAGGCGCAGGGCCATACTGGCCGACCAGCCACGGGTTGGTAAGACGCTACCCACAGCAGCTGCTGCACTTGAAAACCTCCCAGCTTTAATCGTCTGCCCAGCCATTGCCAAGACAGTCTGGGAGGCGGCCTTTGCCAGGCTGGCGCCCAACGTCTCAGTCTATGTCATCAATGGAAAACGTGAGGCTGCACTGCCAAATTCAGCCGATGTGACCATCATCAACTACGATGTTTTGCAATATGCGCAAACGGATTTGGACAGATATAAGACCCTAGTTCTCGATGAGTGCCATAGGATTAAGAACCCAAAGGCCCAAAGAACGAAGGCCGCAATGCTGGCCATGAAGAAAGTAAGCCATGTCTACGCGCTCAGTGGCACACCAATTCCAAATAGGCCCATCGAGCTGTGGCCTGTTCTGCACGGCCTTGGCATCTACAGGGGCGGCTGGTACGACTTTGCGGCCCGTTACGCAAAGATGTGGAACGCGCCATGGGGCTTGGACACATCAGGCGCCAGCAACTTGCCAGAGCTAAAAGACTTGATGAAGCCCCATGTCCTGAGACGCAAGAAGGAAGACATCTTCAAGGACTATCGTGACCCACAGGTCAGTCTGATCACTTTTGATCTGGCTAATGACAAGCGTGAGCAATCCTTTGATGCCGATGCCTTGATGGCCAACCCCAATGCCTTGCTGGCCTTTGAAGGCTTGGCAGAGATCATGCGCGAGGCCGGTATGCGCAAGGTGCAATACGCTGCCGACTTCATCGATGACTTGCTCCAGGCCAACGAGCCGGTGGTGGTGTTTGCGCACCATAAGGATGTGGTCCAAGCCCTGCAAGATGAACTTAAGACCCACAAACCAGTGGTCATCACCGGTGAAACGCCACGCGCCAAACGCGACAAGGCGCTTAAAGACTTTCAGTCCGGCCAGACCCAACTCATCATTGGCAACATTGCCGCCATGTCTGAAGGTGTGGACCTATCGGCTGCCGACACGATTGTTTTTGTTGAATGCACTTGGTCCACATCAGCACTGGAGCAGGCCAGTAGCAGGGTCGAGAACATCAACAAATCTGGCATTCCGCCCGTCATCTACATTCTGACCATTAAAGCAAGCCTAGACCACAATGTGCTGGCCAAGGTCCTAAAGAAGCTCAATGTCGTCAACCAAATCATTTAACCAGGAGAAACCATGCAACATGAAACCCGAAAACACGCCCGACTCTCAGCATCCAAAACAGACCGCTTCATGTCTTGCCCTGGCTCATACCGGCTTGAGTCCCTCATGCCTTACGAACCCGCAGGCGAGGCGGCTGCCATTGGCACAGCGATCCATGAACTGTCTGAGATCATCCTGTCTGGCAAAGAAGTGCCAGCTGGCACTGACAAAGATCAAGTGGCTATGGCGCAATCTTACGCAGACTTTGTGAACACTTTGGTCGAAAATCCCCGTAAAAAGCTGATTGAAGTCAATTTAGACGAAGGCTTAAAGTCTCTGCACCCAGCGCTTGGCGGCACAGCTGACGCCATCCTGGTTGATGGGGACCACCTCCATGTCATTGATCTTAAGACTGGGCGTGTGGCTGTTGACGCAAATGAGAACAAGCAGCTGCTGACCTATGCCCTTGGTGCTATGCGCCAGCTCAAGGCGCCAAGCACCATCACCTGCACCATGCACATCTTCCAGCCGCGGGTTGGCCACAGCAAGTGGACAGTGTCTGGCAACTACTTGAACTTGCACGGCAGGCGCTTGCTTGAAGCAGCCGAGCTGGCGCTGACTTCAGACGCGCCTACAAACCCAAGCCCAGATGCCTGCCGGTACTGCAAGGCCAAGACCATTTGCCCCAGTATGCGCGAGAAGGTCCAAGAGGTCGCTAGAAACGATTTTCTGCCTGACACCACTGTTACCCCTGAGATGCTCGATGACGCTGTCCTGATGGCCGCATGGGCCGATGCAGTGCAGTCTGCCGCCAAAGAGCAGTTGACCAGCGGCAAGTCCATCCAAGGCTGGACCATGCGCATTGGCCGCAAGACCAAGTTTTGGAAGGATGAGGCGCTGGTCCAAGAAGCATTCAAAGACTTGCTGATTGCATGGGAACTCAAGTCCCCCAGTGCCGTCTTGAAACTCGGGGTCGAGGTGAGCGAAGACCTAGTCGGTGAGAAGGTGGCTGCATCTTCCCTAGTCAAAGAAAAGTCCAAGGAATAGAATCCAAACCTCACGCCAAAAGAAAAGACCTGATAGCGCGTAAACGCTACCAGGTCAAAGGTCAATCTCTCATGGCAACTTACAAATGAAACCCCAACTTAAAGGAATTTCAGTGCCAACTATAACTGAAACACCCCTGCCAGACACGTTCAGCCAGTCCCAGTCTGTCGCCTGCAAAATTGGCGCTGTCGCCCCTGATGCCGTCTTCTGCACGTTTGCCCTGCAAGGCAGCAAAAAGATTCCATTCAAGCGAAGCGGCCAAGGTGTTGCCCGTGACACTGACCAGACAGACCTCTATAGCTCCGAGGACATCTGGGCCATGGACTCATGCCCATTCGGCCAGTATCTCGGCCTAGTCCAGCAGCGCCCTATCATTTCCGCATCAGGCAACTATTTGGTTTGCCTCGATGTGGACATGAAGCACGCATCTGGCCCCACCAACGTGGCCATCCAGCGCATGGCCAAGTATGTCAAGGCCAACAACATGCTGACCGAGGTGTCAGTCAGTGGCCGTGGCCGTCATGTCTTCTTATGGGTCCAGCCACCACCAGTCAAGGACATGATTCTCCCCAAGTACAAGCTAGGCGGTGGTCAGGAACTCGAAGTATTCGGCCTGCCAAACAGTGCCGGTAAGTCAGTGCTACTGAGTGGCAATGCCGTGGTCGGTGAATTCCAAGAGGCCGTAGACCTCTACGATTTACTGAAAGACTGGGGCATCATTGAGCAGCACCAGCTCCAAGAGCCAAAGCCTGCACCAGTGGCCACACAATCATTTGACTTCACCCAATTAGGCTCAAGGCTGGAAGACAGCGACCTTGATCGTGCGGTCAAGGCTTTGCACCATATTTCCCCAGACTGCGACTATGACCAGTGGATTGAGCTGGGCCAAGCGCTGCACACCGAATTTGGCGAGGCGGGATTAGGCCCATGGATGACATGGTCCATGGCCGGCAACAAGTTTGCAGGGACCAAGGACATTGAGACCCACTGGAAGAGCTTCCACCAGGGCAAAGGTGTGGGGCTTGGCACACTCTTCAAGCACGCCAAGGACTGTGGCTATGAGCCACCCACCAAACAGACCGAGCGCAAGTCAGCGGTAGAAGACTTTGCTGCGGTGATTGGCCAAGCGCCAGCCACAACCGATGCACCAGCACCACAAGGCTGGCCAGAGCGCCAGCTGTCTATTGGCAACCTCAAGCCTATCCGCTACATGGTTAAAGGCTTTTGGGCACACAGCTTTATGGTGCTGGCCGGTCAGCCTGGCATCGGCAAGACCACAGCTGTCATCAGTCTGTGCATGGTCATGGCAGGCCTACAGGCCAAAGACTGCGAACTCACAGCCACCAAGAAACGTAAAACAATCATAGTGACTGAAGACTCGGACCAGGTCGAAAGGACTCTCACTGGATATTCACGCCATTATGGGATTAGTGCCAGTGAACTCGCCAATTGGTTTGTCATCATCGATGCCAAAAGAAGCCAAGTTAAAGATTTACTCATGCTTGCACATAATGTGATTCACCACACAATAGATAATGTCCGGCCATTATTGGTATTAGATACTGCCAATGCCACAATGGATATTGATAATGAGAATGACAACTCAGAAGTGGGTAGCTTTATTGCCGCCCTTAAACAAACAATCTACATCCAGCTGGACACGCCAGTCTGCATCATCACACACACCAACAAGACCATCAGTAAGTCAGACTCAGATGCCACAGCCCGTGGAGCATCAGCATTCACCGGTGATGCAACATTGACCGGTGTCCTCTTTGAAGACGAGACCAAGACCCGCTACATGCGCCTGGTCAAGACCCGCTACCAGCCCAACTTTAGAGAAATCAAATTCAACTCAGATGTCTTTGCCGACACAGTCCTCGATGAAGACGGGGACATCCAAGAGCAGATGGTTCTTTTGGTCGTGCCAGCCAAGTCCTCGGAAGATGACCGAAGGCAGGCAGCCAACGACCGGCAGAACGACAAGCGCCAGCAACAGGTCCAAGATGCCGCAGACGCTGCCTGCAACTTTGTCCAGTCCATCATCAACGCCAAAGGCGCGGTCATCATGCGCAGAGGCTCTGGCCGCCCAAGTGTCCCAAAAGAAATGCAATCAATGCACCAACTGGAGTGGGCTGACATCTATCAGGTTGTGCCAATGGCGGACCAAAGCTATGCGAGACGGGCAGTTGGCGCGGCCATATTTCAGCGCTTCTGTCAGGACCAGTCAAGCTCTGGATGGGTTCAAATAAAGTAAACCGGTAAACCGGTAGTAAACCGGTAGTAAACCGGTATACCGGTTTAGATAATGGCAGGTCTGTTGGTATAAGTGGGGGTCTTTAGACCCACTTATCCACAGGCCAATCTGGTCAGTTTTGATGGTCAGAAAAGTAAGGCGGTAAACCGGTAGATTTCCTTTGTCCATACCGGTTTACTTTTCACTGTTTTTGGAGGTTTTAGATGGTCCAACAAGTTGAGCAGTTATCCACAGGTTATCCACATTCTAAGGAATTGGTCGAAGATGAGCGCGTTTTCTGCCATCAGTGCAGTAAGGCGGTAGAAGTGGAGCAGCGCCAGTCTATGCCAGCCGAGCAGATGGAGCGCCACAGAAAGGTCAACGCAAAGCCATTGCAGTGGATGTTTGACCAGGCAAAGGTTAAAGGTGGATGGGCAACAGTCACATGGTCCGAACACCAGTGCGGCCAGACCGGCCTTGCGGCATTCCCGACCGATGTCAAGCACCGGTGTCATATGTTCCAGACCAAAGCCTCGGCAGTAGAATCCGAAGAATGGTGGTTGACTTAAAACGCAAACGAAAAAGCATTGAACACATTGACCAGGTCAAGGTGGTGCAACACTTTCGAGCGTTCTATCCGGACATCATCATTGCGGCCATACCCAATGGTGGCGACAGAACGGCCTCAGAGCGCGTCAGATTGCATTCTGAAGGGGTATTGGCAGGGATGCCTGATCTTTGTGTCCTAGAGCCTAAAAACGGGTTCCATGCGTTGTTTGTGGAGATGAAGACCAAGGCCGGAGTGGTCTCAGCCAAGCAAAGCGCTGTAAATTTGCAGTTAAATGCAAAAGGGTATCGAGCAGTGGTCGCCAGATCAGCTGCCGAAGCAATCAAAAAAATCGAGGAGTATCTGAATGGCACGCAACTCACTGGCTGAAATAGCCGACCAAGGCGCTGCAAACATTGCAGCAGCACAAGCCAGAAAAGCTGAAGTCAGCCTGGCCAACAAAGCTATCCACAAATTTGGTGGTGAGGATGCCGTAATCGAATTCATTGCATCGGGCGGCACGATCTCCGCACTGTGCAAGCTATTGGGGGTCGGGAATACCACGTTTGATCGGTGGCTAGAAAAAGGTGGCGAGACGCGCAGGACCGCCTACGCACGCGCACGTGTGCGCGCAGGGCAGAGTTTAGCAGAGCAAACCATCGATATTGCAGACGCTGCCACACCTCAAGAGGCGCAGGTGGCCAAGCTACGGGTGGACACAAGGCGCTGGCTGGCCTCCAAGCTCTCTGAAGAGTTCAGCGACAAGCAGCAGCCACTGGTCAACATCGACCTTGGAAGCATGGCCCTTGATGCACTGCGCAAGCGATCTGTCGTATCACTAGACGATTCTGCATAAATGAATACCAAATGATTCAGCTACTTTATACAACGACCATTATGTTAAGTGGATAACTAGATATCCACAGAATTAAGTGCATCAAAGTATTACAAGCCTACTTATGCACAGGAATCTGTGGATAAGGTTGGCCAAAATCTGGGGGTAAGTCGGTGGTGGCCTGCTGGCGCCTGGTGGCCGCGACCCCCCCCTTGGCCGGTTTGGCGGGGGCGACTGTGGCGGCACTAAACACCTACAAAAAAAAATTTTTAAAAAACTTTTGAACTAGTTGACATAAAACGCAAAAAGCACCGACAATCTAATCTCCACAAACAACGGAGAAAACGAATGAAATCTAAGCTGGCGACAGTGGTTATCAAGGACCAAGAGTGGATAGTCTTAGACACTGATGAGGCTCAAGACAAGAAAGTGTTCTGCAAGCTAATGAGCTTGGATGGCACAATTGTCTGGCACGCATGGGTCGATATTAACTTGATCGTGGGGATAATATGAATATTACGTTATTAACTAAGGTGAGGCAATTATTTAATGTCGATTATGTGCCTGCGCATACTAATCGACATAATCAATTGCAATATATCAAGGCACTAAGGCAATTAGGTAATAGGTGGTTAATTCACCCTGATAATAAAATAAATAGAATCCAATGAAGAGTAATTTTGTCAATAACCATGTGAGATTGAATGGGAATGTGCATGGCCACAAATTGCAGTTATGCAATAAGTGCGCTTTAAAAAAGCCACCAGAGGGTGGGGTTGAGATGAGTGCGACTAGGTGGTTGTGTGCATCATGCTGGACCGACAGGATCACGGGTCAGAACTTAAAGCAAGCGAGGATTAAATGACTGATTTATTGACAGCGATGCATTTGTCTGTGATGTTGTTGGATTTGAAGATCAGGATGATGGAGGCGATCAATGAGGAGAGGTTTGACCTGGCGATGACCATGCATTTGCTGATACTGGTGCGGACTGATGAGCTAGATGCGCATAAGTGGGCGATGAGTCCTAAAGCCTGGGCCATCTATGAGACTATCCACCCATGAGTAAAGAAAATGTGTTTGCTGCGTGGGTGGAGAGGTATCAGCCTGATCCGGTGCTGTTTGTGCGGGAGGTGTTGGGGGTTGACCCTGACCCGTGGCAGGTGAAGTTTCTTGGGGCGATTGCCCGTGGGGATCGGAAGATCAGTGTTAGGAGTGGCCACGGGGTGGGCAAGAGTACGGCAAGCAGCTGGGCCATGCTCTGGTACTTTATGACTAGATCGCCCGTCAAGGTGGTGGTGACTGCACCGACAAGTAGTCAGCTGTATGACGCGATGTTTGCGGAGCTGAAGCGCTGGATCAATGCGATGCCATTGCCATTGCAGGGGTTGTTGACTGTCAAGCAAGAGAGGATTGAATTCAATGCGGCCCCGACTGAGATGTTTATTTCGGCCAGGACAAGTCGGGCAGAGCAGCCAGAGGCTTTGCAGGGGATTCACTCGGAGAATGTGATGCTGGTGGCTGATGAGGCTTCTGGTGTGCCGGAGCAGGTGTTCGAGGCCGCGGCTGGAAGTATGTCGGGGCATAACGCGGTGACGCTGTTATTGGGGAATCCGGTGAGGTCTAGTGGGTTCTTTTACGACACCCACACGCGCCTGGCTGATGAGTGGACCACGTTTCAAGTGGCGTGTACTGACTCGCCACGGGTGTCGGATGAGTACGTCAAAGAGATGGCCATGCGCTATGGCGAGGAGAGTAACGTCTACCGGATCAGGGTGATCGGGGAGTTTCCAAAAGGCGATGACGACACTGTGATTGCCATGGATTTGCTGGAGAGCGCGGTGAATCGGGATGTGGCGCCAAGTGAGTACGCGTCCATGATCTGGGGCTTGGATGTGGCGCGGTTTGGCTCGGACAGGTCAGCGCTGTGCAAAAGGCAGGGCAATGCGGTGACTGAGAACATTAAGACTTGGAAAAACTTGGACCTGATGCAATTGACTGGTGCGGTGGTTGCCGAGTACCAGGCACTGCCGCCCAGCCAGCAGCCAAAAGAAATTCTGGTCGACAGCATTGGCCTTGGCGCTGGGGTGGTGGACAGGCTCAGAGAGCTGGGCCTGCCGGCCAGAGGCATCAACGTGTCAGAGTCCCCAGCCATGGGCGGGACTTATAGGAATTTGAAAGCAGAGCTTTGGTACAGGGCACGGGCGTGGCTGGAGGCGCGGGACTGCAAGATGCCAAAGGATGATGTGCTGATATCTGAGCTGGCCACAGTGCGGTACTCATTCACCAGTAATGGCAAGATCGCCATTGAGGGGAAAGACGAGATCAAGAGACGCGGCCTGCCAAGTCCTGACAAGGCTGATGCCTTTGTCCTGACGTTTGCGTCTGATGCGGTGATGGGGATGTATGGCAGCAGTGGCTCAAGTAAGTGGAGCCAGCCACTGCGCAGAAACCTGTCGCGGGTTGCATAATTCACACATCCACAACCAAGAGGTAAAGCAATGGCTACTTTAAAACGCACCATGGAACAGGTCATGGACCGAGATATGGAAGAGGAGATGGGCGAGGACATGAGCGCAGGCGAGAACTGCCCATTGCCCACGCAAGACATTACGTTGAATTTAAAAAACCGCGCCAAGGCAATTACCAGCGCGGCCTATGGTCCTGAGAATCCCAAGCTGCCAAATGAGGCTTTTTGGCGCAAGAAGTCAGACCAGTGGGATGTGAGCATTGAGGACTCAAAGAAAAGCCTGTGCGGTAACTGCGCGGCATTCAATGTGTCTGATAATCTGAAAGAGTGCATTGCCCAAGGTATTGGCATGGAAGCAGACCCTTGGGGAACAATCAAGTTGGCCGATCTGGGTTACTGCGAAATCTTTGATTTCAAGTGCGCAGCAAGCAGAACTTGCGATGCATGGGTGGTGGGTGGCCCCAATACGGGTGAGCAGGGCGGTGAAGAATCTGAAAACTATGAAGAGGGAGAAGAGGAATGAAACAAGGTTTGTATTCCAATATTGCAGCAAAACGTGAGCGTATAGCCGCAGGCTCGAAAGAGAAGATGCGCAAGCCAGGTAGCAAGGGAGCGCCAAGTGCTGCCGACTTCAAAGCCGCAGCCAAAACTGCAAAGAAGCCAAAGAAATGAAGACACCGGCTTGGCAGCGTAAAGAGGGCAAGTCACCCTCTGGCGGGTTAAACGCCAAGGGCCGTGCCAGTGCGAAGGCCGAGGGCATGGACCTCAAGGCGCCAGTCAAGGCAGGCGACAACCCAAGGCGCGCCAGCTTCTTGGCACGCATGGGCAATATGCCTGGTCCTGAGATGAAGGGCGGTGAGCCAACCAGGCTGCTGCTGTCATTGAAGGCATGGGGCGCAAGCTCCAAGGCGGATGCCAAATCTAAGGCGGCTGCGATCAGTGCCAGGAATAAGGCAAAGAAGTGATCTGTCCGATTGTCATTGCCACTGTCAGGGGCCAAGGTCTGGCCGTGTTGCTGGAATCCATCAAGCAATACGCGCCAGAGTGTCCGGTCTATCTGCGCGGACCTGAGTCGGTGATTGAGAGGTTTGAGGCTGACTACAAAATCTATGGCCAGCCGAGGAGCTTTGGCGAGGACTACAACGAGGTGATTGAGGCAGCGCTCAAGGACTGGTCAGCCTGCATTGTGGCCAATGACGACATCGTGCTGACGCCCACCAGCGTGAAGACGCTGATGGAAGATGTGCAGATTATCAAGACCATGAACAGCGTGAAGGCTGGGTGGGTGGCATCGAGGACTGATGCGGCTCGGCCTTGTCAGAATGTGCGGATCAGCGACCCTAATGAGAATTTGTATTTTTACAAATACCCATCAGAGTCGCACATCAAGATGGCCGAGGAGGTCAGCCCAATCTTTGCATGGATATCAAGTGATGCATTTGAGCAGGCAAAGTTTCCCCCTCTCAATTGGTACAGCGATGATGTGCATTGTAGGGACTTGATTGAAAAAGGATACTCACATTTTGTGAGCGCCAGTTATGTTCATCACATTGGCTCAAATACCATCGGTTTTAATGCCCAAAAGCTCCACGAAGACGCGCTACCATGGCTCAAAGAAAACAGACCTACCTATGCGAGTGCCTGGTTTGATTCTTAACTTGGGGTCCGGCAAGGACTGGAATCCTGAGTATCTGAATGCAGATATACAGGCCAGCAAGACGCCAGACTGGCTGGTGGATATCAGCGACATCAAGTGGGGCGACACGCTGGAAACTAGGTTTGGCCAGCTGGAAGTTGTGCCAGGAATGTTTAAGACGATTCTGGCCAATGATGTGCTGGAACACATCCCCAATCTGGTCGATGCCATGACCAACTGCAAAGAGCTGCTGAAGGTGGGCGGTGAGATGCGGATTCATGTGCCGTATGACTTGAGCCTTGGGGCGTGGCAAGACCCGACCCATGTCAGGGCATTTAACGAGAACTCATGGCGGTACTACACCGACTGGCACTGGTACTTGGGCTGGCCCGACCGGTTTGAGCTGACAACGCTAGAAATGAGGCTCTCAAAGGTGGGAGAATCATTAGAATTGCCCCATGACGAAATTATCCGCACCCCACGGGCTGTGGACTCTATGTATGTGGTTCTCACAAAGGTTAAACCATGATCGATAACATGACTGAAAATTTATCCACCGACATTGCAGCCACCGAGCCAATGGATGATGCGGAACTGCAAGCGATCATCACGCAAGACCTGACCGATGCGGTGAGCTATGTTGACAGTGACCTGTCACCCACACGCGCCAAGGGGACTGAATACTATCGCGGTGATTTATTTGGCAATGAGGTCGAAGGCAACAGCAAGGTGGTGGCCATGGAGGTTCGGGACACTGTCTCGGCCATGCTGCCAAGCCTAATGCGTGTTTTCTTTAATTCTGAGAATGTGGTCGAGTTTGCACCCCGTGGACCAGAAGATGTGAAGATGGCGCAGCAGGCGACCGACTACGCCAACTATGTATTTCAGAACGACAACAACGGGTTTTTGACGAGCTATGCAATTTTTAAGGATGCATTAGTTCGAAAATGCGGAATAGCCAAATTCTGGTGGGAAGATGATGAGAAGGTCCGGATTGAAGAGTACACCGGCCTCGATGACCAGACACTAGAGATGCTGATGCAAGAGCCTGGTGGCGAGGTCAAGATCATTACGTCTTACCCTGACCCTGCGATTGATGAGGCACAGCTCACAACTGTTGACCCTATGACTGGCGCACCAATGGTGATGCCTGCACCGATGATCCATGATGTGCAGATCAAGCGCATCACAAAGGATGGCCGGATCAAGATCATGGCCGTGCCGCCCGAAGAGCTGCTACTGGACAGACGCGCCAGATCGTTTGACGATTCGACCATCATTGCCCACCGGCAGATGGCCACTATGGCCGACCTGATTGCCATGGGCTATGACCAGGATGAGATTGAAGAGAATCTGTCAACAACAGACCTAGACAGCAATGACGAGTATTTGGCGCGTCAGCCACTGAGTACCACTTTTGGTACAAATGACGCGGCCAACCCCATGATGCGCAGAGTGCTATACATCGAGGCTTACTCGCGTGTGGACTTTGATGGTGATGGCATTGCAGAGCTTAGAAAAGTCTGCTGCATGGGTGGAGGTTACAAGGTGGTGCGTAATCTGCCGGCCAGCTACATTCCCTTTGCTGACTTTCCATGTGACCCAGAGCCACACACTTCTCCCTTGGAGGCGATGTCAATTTTTGACATTACCCGTGACTTGCAAGAAATCAAGTCGGAAATACTTAGAAACACATTGGACAGCCTGGCCCAGAGCATTCACCCACGCACAGCTGTGGTGGAAGGCCAAGTCAACATTGATGATGTCTTGAACAACGAGACAGGCGCCATCATTCGCATGAGAGCGCCTGGCATGGTCCAACCCCTGACAACCCCATTTGTGGGTCAGGCCGCATTTCCGATGATGGAATACATGGACCAGATCAAAGAAGATCGGACCGGCATGAGCAAGGCGGCCATGGGTCTGAACGCTGACGCCTTGCAGTCCAGCACCAAGGCCGCGGTGAACGCAACGATATCAGCAAGCCAAGGCCGTATTGAACTGACAGCACGCATTCTGGCCGAAGGCATGAAAAAGCTATTCAAGGGCATTTTGTTCTTGGCCACAACGCACCAGGACAAAGCCCGAATGGTGCGTATGCGCAATGAGTGGGTGCAGATCGATCCAAGGTTCTGGGATGCCAGTATGGATGCCAACATAAACATTGCTTTGGGCAATGGCGACACCAACGAGAAACTGCAAGCGCTGATGATGATCATGCAAAAGCAAGAGCAAATCTTGCAGCAACTTGGCCCAACAAATCCCTTGGTCACGCCCCAGCAGTTTAGTAATACCCTACGAAAAATCGTAGAGTTATCTGGCTTCAAAGATGCAACGAGCTTTTTCCAGAATATCCCTGCTGACTATGTGCCCCCAACGCCCACACCAAAACCAAGCCCCGAAGAGGTGTTGGCCCAAGTGCAGGCTGAGTCAATCAAGGCTGATATCCAAAAGAAAGCAGCCGAGCTTGAGTTAAGGCGCCAGCAGATGGTCATGGATGACGACCTGGCGCGTGACAAAATGGCTCAAGATATGTATCTCAAAAAGTATGAAATTGAGCTAAAGTACAAGTCACAGATCTCTACAGCCGAAATTGATGCGGCTCAGAATATTGATCGTGAAGCAATGCGTCAGCAGGCATTGTTGGCCCAGCAGCAGGCGGCACAGTTTGTGTCGCAGCCGCAGCCACCAGCGCCTGAGATGATGCCCCCATCAACCTTTAACGGAATGGCACAGTAAGTGACAAACGAAGACCAGGTAAACAAAGGCCGAAAGGCTAGACAGCTGTTGGAGGATGAAACCCTCAACACTGCAATTGCAAAATTGGAAAACGACCAACTTTGGGCATTTAGATCATCTAAACCCGAAGAGTCTGTGAAGCGCGAGACAGCGTGGTGCATGTTGCAGGCCATTGATGGCCTAAGACAAGAGTTGATCAAGATTATGGACAACGGAAAAATTGCACAGAACGCTATCAGCAAATCACAGAAAAATCTAATTTAAGAAAATACTATGGCAGAAATACAATCAATGAATATGGCCGATGCGGCCAGTGCTATCTCGGCAATGTTGGCCCCTGATGAAGGACAAGCAGAACTTGACGAGACGCAGCCAGTCGAGGAGTCCGAAGAGGACACCGAGACAGCGGCTTCTGAGGAGGATGAGTCTGGTGTGGAAGACGCGCCAGACGAAGAGACCTCAGAGGAACAGTCCGAAGAAGAGGAAGAGACCGAGGAGAAAGAACAGCCACAGACTTTCACTGTCAAAGTAGACGGCAAGGAAGTTTCTGTCACGCTAGACGAACTCCAAAAGGGCTATTCCAGAACTCAGGACTACACTCGGAAAACGCAGCAGATTGCCGAAGTGCGAAAGCAGGCCGAGCAAGAAACGCAAGCAGTCCGAGCCGAGCGTGAGCAATATGCTCAATTGTTGGGAGCATTGCAAACCCAACTTCAGTCTTCAGAGCCTCAAGTCGATTTGGAGCGCCTCTACCATGAGGACCCTATCGAGTGGGTGAGGCAAAAGGAAGTCATGCGGGAGCGACAAGAGAAACTCGGTGCTATTCAGTCTGAACAGCAACGATTGGCTCAAGTGGCCCAGTATGAACAGCAGCGAGCCATGGAAGCCCAACTTGCCAGCCAGCAAGAAGCTCTATTGGCAGCCTTGCCAGATTGGAAAGACCCCAAGAAGGCAAAGGCCGAAAAGGCGCTGGTGATTGAGTCTGCGAAGGCGGCAGGCTTTACCGATGAAGATTTGAAGAGCGTTTACGACCACCGACTGGTTTTACTGTTGCGTAAAGCAGCACTGTTTGACCAAATGGTAAGTAAGCGCCAAGGCATTAAGCCTGTGGTGAACAATGGCCCACGAACAGCCAAGCCTGGTGCAGCTGGTCGGGTTTCGACAACAACTGAGGGTACGCGAGCAAAGCAGCGTCTTGCAAAAACTGGTCGCATCGATGATGCGGCCTCTGCAATTGAACTTTTATTGAAATGAGGAAATTATGGCTATCGTAAGTAACACGTTCTTGAGCTATTCAGCCAAGGGCATCCGCGAAGACTTGAGCAATATCATCACAAATATTGCACCAGAAGAGACTCCATACATGAGCAATATTGGCCGTGAAAACGTGTCAAATGCTTTGTTTGAGTATCAAACAGATACATTGGCCGCAGCCGCTGCCAATGCACAGCTTGAGGGCGATGATGTTGCATCGTTTGACGCTGTGACTGCTACTGTGCGTATGCAAAACTATGCGCAGATTTCACGCAAGACAATCATCTTGTCAGCTACTGAAGAAGTGGTTAACAAGGCAGGCAGGCGCTCAGAATTAGCCTACCAAATTGCGAAGCGAGGCGCGGAATTACGTCGCGACCAAGAATTCGTGATGTTGAATGGCGGTATCGCTGTTTCTGGTGATTCGACAACTGCCCGTGTGACTGCTTCTTTGGGTGCGTTTATCAAGACGAACACAGACAAGCAGACCAATGGTACTGATCCATCTTACACAACGCTGCCAAACAGCGCCCGTACAGATGGCAACGTGCGCACATTCACTGAAACCATTCTTAAGAATGTGATTCAGAAAGTGTGGACTGCTGGTGGTACACCTAAGATTTTGATGTGCGGTCCTGTTAACAAACAGCGCGTGTCAGGTTTCTCTGGTATTGCCTCAAGCCGTTTCAACATTGATGGAGGAGCAAAGCCTGCAACCCTAGTGGGTGCGGTCGATATCTACGTTAACTAATGGCGTCGATAAGCAGTAATGCTTATTTGTAACTAGGTGAATTCGGTGAACCTCCTAACTGTCAGGCCGGACAGAGGACAATACCGAGCCAAGCCGAGAAATCGGAAGGTGTAACGACTAGAGGCGGGAGCCTCGTAGGACCAAGCGGTCCGAAGTGCCTAGCCCCTCATAATGAGGGTGAAGAGATAGTCTGATCTACCAAGTAACTGGTAGCCTCGAAAGAGGGATGAGAAAATAGCGAATCTCATTTAACATTGATGCAGTGATTTCGGCAATGTGCAAGTGATTGCAAACCGCTTCCAGCGTGAGCGCGATGCATGGGTGATCGATCCTGACTATGCCAAGATGACAGTGCTGCGTCCTTACCAGCAAGTTGAATTGGCCAAGACTGGCGATGCTGAAAAGCGTATGCTGATCGTTGAGTGGGGTCACAAAGTGTTGGCTGAAAATGCCCATGGTTTGGCAGCAGACTTGGTTACTTCTTAATAGTAAACAACGGAAAGGGCCAGAGAAATCTGGCTCTTTTTTTAACATGATTCACAAAAGACTATTTAGCGAAAACAAAGATCAAGGCATCAAACGAATTTGGCATGAGAATGCTGAAACTGGCGATGTGACCATTGAGACCCAACAAGATGTGACTGCCGTTATTGAGGCCAACAAGGCCATCTATAACGCTGTAGACGAGAAAGCCAACTGGACCGGTGAGTGGCACTTGGTGGCATCCATCCCCGAATCCCTTTATTACAAGATGAAGGCCGAGGGCAAGATCGATGACCAGGAGTATATGAAACGCTGGCTCAATTCAAGTGATAACCAATTCTTTAGAACTCGCCCTGGGAAAGTATGAACTACATTGCTGTATGCACCCCTGCCCGTGATCAGGTCCACACGAATTACACATATTGCATGGTCAATATGGTGGCCTATCACACACTCAACACCACAGACGCTATCAGTCTGAAATTGATGCAAGGCACGATTATCCAAAACCAAAGGGCTGACCTTTGCTTGGATGCCATGGCCGAAGGCTGCACCCACATTCTTTTCATTGACTCTGACATGACCTTTCCACAGGACATGGTCCAGCGGCTCTTAAAGCACGACAAAGAGATTGTGGCTGCCAACTGTGCCAGGCGCAGAATGCCAACTGGCCCAACAGCCCAGAACTATGACGAAAATGACAAGCGAGTGCCGGTCTACACAATGCCAGAATCCACTGGATTGGAAGAGGTGGGGAGCATTGGAACAGGCATAATGCTGATCAAGCGCGAGGTGTTTGAGGGCATGAGTGAGCCATGGTTTGATATGCCGTGGCAGACCACACGGGGCTACATGGGTGAGGATGTGTTCTTTTGTAAGAAAGCTCAAGAGCTTGGCTACAAAATCTACATCGACCATGACGTCTCAAAGGAAATTGGCCACATTGGAACATTTGAGTTTCGCCATGACCACACCTGGATTGTGAAAGAGGAAATGGAAAAAGAGGCCCAATAATGGCACTGACTACATACACAGAGCTGAAGTCTTCAATTGCAGACTGGCTCAACCGGTCTGATCTGACAACTGTCATTCCTGACTTTATCTCTCTGGCCGAGGCACAAATCGAAAGAACACTGCGCACCAGGCAGATGATCATCAGGGCCAATGCGTCTTTTGATGCGCAATATGGCGCTGTGCCTGCTGACTTCTTGGAAGTCAAATCATTGAAACTGACAAGCACAAACCCGATCACGCCAATGACGTATTTGAGCATTGACGCGCTTGACAATGAGATTGCCAAGTACACGGCCAGTGGCAGACCCAAATTCTTTGGTGTTGTGGGTGATCAATTCCGCATAGTCCCAACACCTGATGCCAACTACACGACTGAGCTGATCTATTATGCAAAGTTGACAAAGTTATCAAGCAGTGTGGCCAGCAATTGGTTATTGACTGCAAACCCTGACATTTATCTGTATGGAGCGCTATTGCAGGCTGCACCATATCTGCAAGATGATGCGAGAATTCAGACATGGGCAACGCTGTATGAGCGAGCTTTAAATGATTCACAAACTGCCGATGATCGTGCGTCTTCATCTGGCGGCACATTGTTAACCCGTGCAAAAACTTTTGGATAAATAACCATGTCAAATGAAATTGCAAAATCTGTAGACACTGTGGCAGCCGGCCTAGTGGCCAAAACTCAAAACCAATCATTTGCACGCGCTGGTGGCATTTACTTCTTTGAATGCATTGGCGCTGACGGCCAAGTCAAGTGGACTGAAAAGTCACACAACCTGGTGGTGAATGAGGGTCTGCAAAACATGGTGGCGGCTTACTTAGACGCGGCCACACAGACAACAACTTGGTACTTGGGATTGATCACTGGACCAGGCTCTGGGACAACGATTGCAGCTGCTGACACTTTGGCATCTCATGCTAGCTGGACTGAGTTTACAGATTACAGTGGCAACCGAAAGGCTGCCACATTTGGCACGGCCACGACAGCTGACCCGTCTGTGATCAGCACATCAAGCACTTCATTTTCAATCACTGGTGCAGGCGGTACAGTGGCTGGTGCATTCTTGGCCAGTGTGGCCACAGGAACATCTGGCATTCTTTTCTCGGCCTCTGACTTTCAGTCACCAGGCGACAGGATTGTCGTGTCTGGCGATACATTGAATGTGACTTATACATTTTCCCTTGACGCTACTTAAAGAGGTCATTAGATGGCTTTAGTGCTTGCGGATCGTGTCCGAGAAACCACGACAGTCACTGGGACTGGGACTGCAACACTTTTGGGTGCAGTCTCTGGCTACCAATCTTTTTCTGCGGTGGGCAATGCCAACACCACTTATTACGTCATTGCCAACCAGTCGGCCTCTGAGTGGGAGGTGGGCATTGGAACGTATACATCTTCTGGCACTACGCTGTCACGCACGACAGTGCTGTCGTCAAGCAACAGTGGGTCACTGGTAGATTTTACAGCAGGCACAAAGGATGTGTTTGTGGACTACCCAGCCAGCAAGGCGGTCTATGAAGACGCATCAGGTAATGTAGATGGCTACCCCATCACAGGCGGCACAATCAACGGCACAACAATTGGAGCAACAACCCCTGCGGCTGGTACGTTTACGACGCTTACTGCTCAGACAGAAGTGCTAAAGGGTACTGGGCAGAATTTATTGTTGCAGTCTCAAACATTTAGTAATGCTATATGGAGTAAACAATCATCAGTTACAGTTACTTCAAATACAACTGTTGCTCCTGATAGTACAACTACTGCTAGTACTATAACGGCTGATGTTGATTTAGGCATATATCAAAGTATTGCTTCAACTATTGGGTTGCCTTATACGCAATCAATATATGTAAAAGCAGGAACTGCTACTGCAATCATGTTTCGTGATGATTCGGGAGCAGGTAGGCATATTGTTTTTAACCCTTCAACTGGTGTTATCACATCAACCGCTGGTACGTTAATTAGTTCTGGTTCCCAATCATTTGGGAATGGATGGTATAGATATTATTTTTCATATCTTGCAGATACAACACAAGTTCGTGGAATTGTTAGACCTAATTCTTCTGGAACTGCTCAAACATTTATTGTGTGGGGTGCTCAGACTGAACTAGCTTCTCCTGCTGGAACATATACAGTCACAACCACAACAGCAGTTTACGGAACTCCTACCCTATCCTTCTCTGGTGTATCTGAAATAGGATTGCTGTCTAATGGCGCATTGTATTTACAACCTGCGGGTACTGGTGCATTACAAGCACAAGCCACTACATCATCTGCTACTGGTGGTAATGCTAGGGGTGCTAATGCTGTTGATTGGCAGACATTAAGAAGCGCGGCTACGCAAGTGGCTAGTGGAGCTGCGGCAGTAATTAGTGGAGGCCAAAACAACGTTGCAAGCGTTTTAAACGCTACAGTTGGTGGTGGTTTAGAGAATAGAGTTAGTGGCGGGTATGGGGCTATTAGTGGGGGCTACAATAATTCTGTAAGCAATGGGGGTTTTAATTTTATTGGCGGTGGAAATTCCAACACAAATAATGGAAATACAGCCGTACTTGTTGGAGGAAGTTCAAACACTTCTTCGGGACTTTATAACTTTATTGGTGGCGGTTTTACAAACTCAGCAACCGCATCTGCCGCTGTAACCACGCAATCTGCAACAATGAACGCAACAACTGCGGTCACCTTGTCAGGGTCAAATGCAAGCATTAAAGTTGGTCAATACATTTCAGGCACATCCATTGCAGGTGATACATACGTTGCCGCCATTTCAGGAACATCACTTACGCTGTCTAAAGTAGCAAGCGGTTCATCCACATCAACCCTATCCTTTTTTACACCACACGGAGTAGTAGTAGGCGGTGGTAACAATCAGGCAACTGGAAGTTACAGTTTCATCGGGGGCGGAGGTGATGCTGGCAATACTACTAACAGAAACAGAGCATCTGGGGATTGGTCGTTTGTTGGCGGAGGTATTAGGAACACCGCTAGTGGCAATGGCTCAATTGTTGTAGGTGGTGGTTATATATCTGGCGTAATTTATCCTAATACAGCAAGTGGCAATGGCTCAATCGTTGTTGGTGGATTTGAAAATAATTCAACTGGACAAGTTTCTTTTATTGGTGCTGGTTATTTCAATGTTGCTTCAGGTACAAATTCATTTATTGGTGCTGGTCAAAATAATAATGCAAATGCTGATGGAGTTTTTATTGGCGGTGGCTATAACGGGACAACAAGAAGCATTCAAGGAATACAAGTAAGCCCTGCTTGCAGTTCACCAATCAATGGTTCACAAGGTACATCTCAAGGAGCATTGTTAGTTCTTGGTCGTCAAACAACAGATGCTACTGCAACAGTTCTTACATCAAACACAGGTGCGGCATCCACAACAAACCAGATTATCCTACCCAACAACTCTGCCTATGCGTTCAGAGGAACTGTCATTGCTAACGTAACAGGTGGTGGGAACACAAAGGCTTGGGCAATTGAAGGTGCTATCAAACGTGGCGCAAATGCCGCTTCTACAGCCCTTGTGGGTACGCCTACAGTTACATCAGCCTATGCAGATGCAGGGGCTTCTACATGGGCTATTACTGCAACTGCCGATACAACTAATGGTGGATTGAAAATTACATTTACTGGTCAAGCGGCAACCACCATAAGGTGCGTGGCAAAATTGGAAACAACAGAAGTAACTTTTTAAGGACTGATATGGCACTCAAGATAACCGCAATCAACAACACAAACGGACAGTCTGAAACTCAGGCTTATGCCCGTATCACTAACTTCTTTGGTACTAAAGACCAAGTCCAAGTTCAAGTGGAAATCCACGCAACAGAGGAAGCCCGTAAATCGGGTTGGCCTAGCATCCAACAACAGGCTCACTACATCAACATGGAAGACCTAGAGGGTGATTTAATCCCCGCTATGTATGGTGTTCTGAAGACCTTTACGCAGTATGCTGGTTCTGAAGACGTATAAGGGTTAATGTGTTTGGCCTCCATGCAATATCCTCTGCTGCGATTGCTGGTTTAACGGGCCAGGAGAGAGCCGCATCCATTTCAGAGACGGCAGCAGCTGTTGACACGCCTTTCAGCCTGGGCGACTTTCTTTCATCTTTATCCGAGGCTTTGCAGGCCATTGACAGCGTCTCAGCGCTGGCAGATTTAACCAGCTCAATTGCAGAAACCACAGCCGCCCAAGACTCAGCGTCTGTAGATGCCTCAACTTTCAGCGCCTCTGTCTCTGAGCTGGCCCAAGCGCTAGACAGTATCAATGCACCAGGCAGTATCTATTTCTCTTCACTGGCCGAGTCGGCTGCATCTGTTGACTCTATTGCTGGCGCCTATCTCTGGAATGACATTGCTGACAGCCCAGAGACTTGGACACCAACTGGTGACAATGCCGAGACTTGGACCCCAATTTCAACAGCCCCAGAGACTTGGACCCCAATCTCAGATAGTTCAGAAACTTGGACCGAGATCGCAGATAATTCAGAGACTTGGACACCTATTGAGCGCTAGGAGCAAACATGGCAGATACAACCACCACAAACCTACTTTTGACCAAACCAGAGGTGGGTGCATCCACTGACACTTGGGGTACAAAGATCAACACCGATCTGGACTCAATTGACGCATTGTTTGATGCGGGTCCAGTGCTAAAGATCACAAAGGGTGGCACGGGTGCGGCCACTGCATCAGCAGCCAGGACTGCCTTGGGTTTGGTTATTGGAACAAATGTGCAGGCTTGGGATACAGACCTTGATACCTGGGCGACCAAGACCGCGCCATCTGGCACTGTGGTTGGTACAACCGACACCCAGACGCTGACTAACAAGACCCTGACAAGCCCAGCAGTTACAACTGGCGCATTGACCAATCCAACAGTCACCGACTATGTTGAGAGCGTTGTTGCCATTGGCAACACTGGAACATCACAGACGATTGCTTTGACAAGTGGCACTGTGCAAACGGCCACATTGACAGGCAATTGCACTTTCACAATGCCAACTGCAACTGCTGGCAAGTCTTTCATTCTCTTGCTCAAACAAGATGGTACTGGCAGTAGAACTGCAACATTTACGGGTGTGAAGTTTAATGCTGCCGGAGCGCCAACAATAACGGCCACAGCAAACAAGATGGACATCTTTTCATTCGTAGCAGATGGTACTAACTGGTATGGAAACTATACACAAGGATACACACCATAATGTTTGCAGCTATCAATTCATTTTTGACTGCTGGCTCTATCACGGGCCAAGAAGCCTTTACAACTGCTGGCAGTTATTCATGGACTGCACCAGTAGGTGTTAACAGTGTTTGTGTTCTCTGTGTTGGTGGTGGTGGCGGTGGCGGCATTAACCTTGCTCCAACTACAAATGGAGGCGACTCTTACTTTGTAAACACATCAACTGTCAAAGGTGGTGGCGGTGGCAAGGCTGGAGAAACTGCTGGCTCTTATGTTGGCGATGGCGGTGGTAATGGCGGCACTGGCAATGGTGGCGGTGGAGCTGGTGCGGGTGGATATGCTGGCGATGGTGGAAACTCAAACACAGGGACGAATGTTTCTGGCTCTAATGGAGCAGGCGGTGGTGGCGGTGGTGGAAGATGGAATGGAAGTTTTTCTAGTGGTGGCGGTGGTGTTGGCATATTAGGCCAAGGTTCTAATGGCGCTGGTGACGTTAATAATTCTGGCGGTAAAGGCGGTTCTAGCGGTTCAGATGGCGGCGCAGGCACAGGGTCAAATGGCGCTGGTGGTGCTTATGGTGGCGGTGGTGGCAGTTTTACCAGTAATGGTGGTGGCTCTGGCGGTGGGCTTGGCTACATCAATAATTACTCGGTAACACCAGGCAACACTTACACAGTTGTTGTTGGAGCTGCTGGAGTTGGTTGGAATGATGGGAGTACCTTTGCTGGCAATGGCGCTAACGGAGCAGTAAGAATTATCTGGGGTGGTGGAAGAGCTTTCCCATCAACAAAGACAGGTGACCTGTGATGGACCCGACACAAGCCCAACTTAACGCACACGTTGATGTCTGCACATTGCGTTATGAGATGCTGTGTGCCAGGATCAAGAGGCTAGAGAACATCATGCTTACTGTCTCCGGCATCATGCTGACCAGCATGGCCGGAATCATCTTTGCGAGCCTAAAGTGAAAGACTGGGTTGAAGCAATTATTGCTGCGATCTGTCTCACTTGTTTTGTTGTTTTTTGCACCTACATCATTGCTTTCTCTTTCCCCGTCTGATAAAGGCGAATACAGATGTGTGAGATGGACTTGGACCGGTGATGTCTACAATAGAAAAGTTTATTGTCTTGAGTGGAAAAAAGTTGAACGAAAATGATCGATCCAGTCACAGCTCTAGCTGGCATCCAGAGTGCCGTAAAGCTCATCAAGCAGGCTTCCAAGACTGTTGATGATGTGGCCAGCCTTGGCCCACTCTTAGGCAAGTATTTCAACGCAAAGTCCGAAGCCACCAAGGCCGTAGCCGCTGCCAAAAAGGGTGGCTCTTCTATGGGCATGGCCATCGAGATTGAGATGGCTCTGGAGGCCACTCGTGAGTTTGAGAAAGAGCTTCAGATGCTTTTCTTTCAGGCAAATAAAATGGACGTGTGGGCCAAGATAAAGGCCAGAGCCGCGGCCATGGATGTGGAAGACGCACACAATGCGCGTAAAGAAAAAGAGGCCGCAGCCCGTAAAAAGAAGGCTGACCAAGAAGACCTAGAACTGGGCCTAATGCTTGGTGGACTGGTGCTTGTTATTATTCTTTGCGCTTATGGCATCTATGAAGTATTGGATCATTGCGCTACCAACAGGTGTGGAAGATGACAATTTTTGATGTATTGCTTTGGTCTGCTGTTCCTTTAAATTACTTTTTTTGGATAGTGATTTATGAACGAATATCAAAAGACTGCTGATATGTTTTTCAAAATCCTTGGTGGTGGATGGGCGGCAATATTGTTTTTCGATATTATGAAAATATTACCCAATTTTCTGTCAGACAGAATAATGAATGCCATCATTGACAGGCTGCCAATATGAGATATCTATTGCTTCTATTGTTGCTTACTGGCTGCGAAGAAAAGTATCGTTACAAGTGCCAGAATCCTGACAACTTTCATGCAACAGAGTGCCAAAAGCCTAGATGTCTATTCACTCAGACTTGTCCAGAATACTTGGTAGCACCTATCTTGGAGAAAAAAGTTGACGAAGTTAAACCTAACAACTGAAGAGATTGAGGTCAGGGTCTGGGGAATTGTGGTGCTTGCTGTCACCCTGATTCTTTTCTTTATCGTTATTTCACTTTTGTATTCAGTGACCTTTGTCACCCAGCCAATCAAATCAATGGCCCCCATTGACCAGGCATATACAAAGATGCTGAACGACATTGTTCTTTTGATTGTTGGCGGTATTGGTGGTGTTATTGGTAAACGTGCCATGAGTAGCAAGCCGCAGCCACCCATGATGGGCCAGCAGCCGGTGTGTCAGCCCATGCAGGGTCAGTACGGATACAGCAACAATCACGGGTTTACATCTAGCACCAACGGCATCCCAAGTCAGCCATTTGGCGCCATGCCAACATGGACCAATCCAGAGCTTGATGAGTCATGGACTCCTGGTCCACCACCCACAACGCCACCGGACCATCTTGAGGATGACCATGAGCGCATACAACTGGCCGCGGCCAGACAGGAGTCAGAATAATGTTTGGCATCCCATTACCTTACTTGGCCTTGGCCATCTGCATTGCTTTGTTTGGGTCTTACCGAGGCGGCTATCACTTTGGCTGGCAAGACAGGGACAATGACATGAAGCTGGCCATTGCCAAAAAGAATGATGAAGCCAGAGCTACCGAGCAAAAACTTAACGAGCAATTGAATGCAAACGCAACCAAGTTACAGGAGACCACTAATGTCATCAATCAAAAGCAGTCTGCCCTTAATCGTGCTATCAGCGCTGGTAGGGTGCGCATCTCCGCCCCCAGTTGTGTTCAAGCCAGCGCAAGTGCCACCATTGCCGCCCCAGATAGCAAAGAAACAGGAAGCCAATCTGACAGACCGGCTGACCCAGCTCCTGATGCCGAGCGAGAAACCCTCCAAGCCATTGCCGAAATAGTGGCCCAAGGCGACAGGAACACGGCCCAGCTCAATGCCTGCATTGATGCCTATAACGAAGTGAGGAGTTTGGTAAATGGTCAACGCTGAACAATTGTCTAGACTGCACATTGGCCCAGAGTGGGTCGATGCATTGAATGAAACATTCCAGCGCTTTGACATTTCAACGCCCCTGCGCCAGGCTGCATTCATTGGCCAGTGTGGCCATGAGTGTGGAAATTTCAAAATGCTTAAAGAGGGCCTGTCATATTCTGCTGCTGGACTTATGAAGACATGGCCCAAGCGCTTTGATGCTGAAAAGGCTCAAGCCTGCCAGCGAAATCCAAAGCTCATTGCCACAGTCGTTTATTCAAATCGTATGGGCAACAGGGATGAGGCTTCTGGGGATGCCTGGCGTTTTATTGGCAGAGGCTGCATCCAGCTGACTGGCGCTAGTTCGTATTTTCACGCTGGCAAGGCGCTGGGTGTTGACTTCTGGGCAGACCCTGACCTGGTGGCCACGCCCCAGTATGCTGCACTCACAGCAGGGTGGTTCTGGAACACCCACAAGCTCAACCAGTATGCGGATGCCCAAGACTACAAGACCATGACTAAAAAGATCAATGGCGGCTTTATCGGACTAGATGACCGCATCAAGCACATCAACCATGCTTTGTCAGTCCTGACATAATTAGCCATGTCCAGCCAAACCCAACAACTTGAGAATCCAGCACCACCAACCCTTGGTTATCCGACCGAGGCTTATGAGCGCAGGCATTTCAATGAAAACAATGGTTCATTGAATATTTACTTCAAAAAGCTCTCAAGTGTTTTTGGGTCTCTGTTTGGACCAAGGGGTGGCCGGTTTATGAATGCGCCTTATGGTGCGTTTCAAAGCACTGTGGACCAAACGGCAGCAGCTGCCAACACGGCCTATGCCATGACGCTGAATACTGTCGATTACGCCAATGGCGTGACTATCGCAAGCAATTCACGCATCACAGTGGCAGACGCTGGCATTTGGAATTTGCAGTGGTCTGGCCAGTTTGAGAATACTGACTCTCAGGACCATGATGTCAGGGTGTTTATTAAAATCAATGGGACTGTGGTGACTGGATCAACTGGATTCTTTTCAGTGCCAAGCAAACACGGCTCAGTCAATGGCCATGCATTGGTTGGCTGGAATTACTTTGTGAGCTTAGACGCAACAGATTATGTGGAGCTTTGGTGGGAAACTGACAACACTCAGGTAACTATTCAGTCCTATGCTGCCGCAGGTGACTATCCCTCAACGGCATCACTTATTGCGACAATGACATTTGTCTCAAACATTACCTAAATACTGCCATGTACATACCTATCAAATTACCTCCAGGTGTTTTCCGAAATGGTACTGAGTACCAGGCAGCAGGCCGCTGGTATGACGCAAACCTAGTGCGCTGGTATGAGGGGACACTGCGCCCCATCAATGGATGGCGCACCAGGTCAAGCTCACAGATGTCAGGCTCATGCCGCGGTCTGATCACTTGGCGCGACAACAGCGGTGGCCGGTTCATTGGCGCTGGAACTCACACCAAGCTCTATGCCATGAACGAGGCTGGGACACTCAAAGACATTACGCCAACTGGTTTCAGCACAGGCTACGCAAGCTCCACAGTGCTGACCGGCTACGGCTACAGCACCTATGGCACATTGGCCTATGGCATTGCAAGGCCAGATACTGGAACTCCAGTGGCAGCCACCACATGGTCACTTGATACATGGGGTGAGTATTTGGTGGCTTGTTCTTCATGGGATGGCAAGATTTATGAGTGGCAATTGGGTTTTGCTACGCCAACACTGGCAGCGGCAATTGCCAATGCGCCAGTCAACAACAAGGCGGTGCTTGTCACTCAAGAGCGCATTATGTTTGCCCTTGGTGCTGGTGGTAATCCAAGAAAAGTGCAGTGGTGCGACCAAGAGAACAATACCCTTTGGACACCGGCAGGCGACAACCTTGCAGGCGATTATGACTTAGCCACGCCTGGCTCATTGATGGCTGGCAAGCGGGTCAAGGGTGTCAATCTACTCTTTACAGACGTTGACGTTCACACGGCCCAATACGTGGGCGCACCATTTGTTTATGGTTTTGAGAAAGCCGCAAGTGGCTGTGGTCTCATTTCGACTCAAGCTGTGGCGGCTATTGACACTGCTGCCATTTGGATGAGCAAGTCTGGCTTTTGGATATATGACGGCTATGTCAAGCCACTACCAAGCGATGTGAGTGACTACATATTTGACAATATCAACTTTGCTCAAGCAAGTAAGATTTACTCGGTCCATGTCAGCAAGTATGGGGAAATCTGGTGGTTCTACCCATCAAGCGGGAGCAATGAGAACGACAGCTATGTCACCTTTAACTACCGCGAAAACCACTGGGCCATAGGACTATTGCCTAGACTGGCTGGCACAGACTCTGGCGTATTCACCTATCCTTTGATGGTTTCAAGTGATGGCTACATCTATGAGCATGAGGTCGGGTTTGCTTACGATGGCGCCAGCCTTTATGCCGAGTCTGGTCCAATTCAATTGGGCAATGGCGACAACATTATGAGTGTGCGCCAAGTTGTGCCAGATGAGCAGACCTTGGGTGAGGCGGTGGTTTCATTTAAAACCCGCAATTACCCCACTGGCACACAATCCACGTTTGGCCCATATACGGCGGCCAACCCAACTTCAGTGAGGTTTTCTGGGCGCCAAGTCAATATGAAGGTGACTGGCAACACTTTGGCTGACTGGCGCATTGGGGTGATGAGGCTTGAGGCGATTCCATCTGGTAAGCGATGAGTGACCAAGAACAATTGGAAAGGTTGCGCCACCATGTGGAGGCGGCATTAGAATACAGCGGAGGCACACATAATTTTGACGATGTCGCTGAGATGGTCGAGGATCACAGATTACAGCTGTGGCCGGCCAAGGACTCGGTGGTATTGACAGAGATCATTGTCTATCCCAGGCTAAAGAATTTGCATTATTTTCTGGCTGGTGGCGACCTAGATGAACTCTCACGGATGAGACCATTGATCGAATCCTGGGGCAAGTCTGTTGGCTGCACCAGAGTGACGTTGGCAGGCCGTAGAGGCTGGTCAAAGACATTTTTGAAAGACGAAGGTTACAGCCCACAGTGGTCTGTAATGGCAAAGGAACTTTAGGGGATAAATATGGCAACTTCAGCGGGTCTTGCATGGTCATTGGCCAATGGTATTAGCCAAGAGCAATACGATAAAAATTTAGTTGACGCATACAAAGATGCTGTGTCTAAAGGCTTAACTGATGCGCAAATTGAAAGTGGCATGAATCAGTATGGCATCAGCGCAGCTGATCTTGCCAGAGCCACTGGCGTGACATCAGAAAGTGTGCAGGCCAGACTTGATGCGGCTACGCCTACAACAGCCGCTGAAATTGCTTATGACAAGGCAGCCATGGATGAGCTTGCAGTGCGCGAAGCTCAAAATCAGACTCAGATTAAAGCTAATCAAACAGCTTATGCAGAGCAGCAGCGGTTAAATAATTTAGCAAGTGCAGAGCAGCAGCGCTTGAACGAATTGGCAAATCAACAGCAGATTGGGACTAACCAAAAGGCTTATGAGGGATATCTGGCCAACCAAGCAAGACTTGCTGGCCCATCACAAGGCTTTGCCCAGAACTTTGCCAACTACCAAGCAATTGCCCCTGGCGCTCAATTTGATCCATCGGTGACTGGTGGTGCATCCCCATATAGTTTGATCATGGGCCAGATGAAGCCATTCTCAAACCCCTATGCAAATATGCCGGTCAACACACCATTGGGTGGCTATGACCCAGCTTTGTATGAGCGAATCAATGCGGCTAATCTGGCCAAGGCCGCGGCAGAAACAGCGGCTACAACAGCGCAAAACACACAACAAGAATCAACTGGCTTGGCCAAGGGCGGCATGGTCCATGGTGGCTTGATGTTTGGCATGAATCCCCCTGGTCCAGATGATGGCGCTGTCAATCTTGATATGGGCGAATATGTGATCAAGAAGTCTTCAGTCGATAAGTATGGCCGTGGACTTTTGGACATGATCAATGAGGGCAAAGTGCCTGCCAAGAAAATGAAATCTTTACTCGGATAAGGTGGCAATATGTCAAAAGGTGGAACAACAACATCAACTAGCTCCATTGATCCTCAGATCAAAGAAGCATTCTTGGCCAACTTTCAGCAGGCCCAAGGGGTCGCTGGTGCATTGCCGGTCCAGCAGTTTGCTGGGTACAACCCTATGTATCAGGCAGGCGAGGAGGCTTTGGTCAACACGGCCCTCGCTGGCCCAGGCATCAGTGGCACTGACTTGGCAGCGCAGATGGCCGCGTATGGCGGTGTCTATCAGCCTGCACAACTTACAGCGCAGCAGACCAATCTTGGCATGACTGGACCAGGATCAATTGGCTCCTACATGAATCCATATACAGAGTCTGTGCGCACCAACGCATTGGCTGATTTGGAATCTGCAAGACGCGCTGCCATCCAGCAAACTGGTGAACGCGCCACACAAGCCCGCGCATTTGGTGGATCACGCCAAGGTGTGGCCGAGGCTCTGACAAACCAAGGGTTTGCCAAGCAGGCTGCCACACTTGGCACAACATTAAACGAGCAGGCGTTTAACCAGGCAATGGCTATGCAACAAGCTGACATTGCCCGCAGATCAGCAGCCGACATTGCCAATCAGCAAGCAGGCTTGCAAGGTGCGCAATTGAGGCTAGGCGGTGCAAGCCAGCTAGGTAATTTGGCTGCACAGCAACAAGCCTTGCGTCTTGGTGGCGCTCAAGCTGTCATGGGCGCTGGTGGTGCGCGTCAGGCTTTGGACCAGCAACAAATGGATGCCATCCGCAACATTGGTTTGCAGCGTCTGGGTGTGGTCCAGTCTTCACTCGGTGCGCAGCCTGCCAATCTTGGGATGCAGGCAACGACACCCCAGTATTCAAACCCAGCGTCTGGCGCCTTGGGTGGTGCATTGGCTGGCGCAAAACTATTCCCAGGCAATCCATTGGCAATTGGTGGTGGTGCTTTGCTTGGCCTTTTAGGCACTTAAGGGGTAAGAAATGGCAGACTTTGATTTGGGTGGCCTTTTAGGCAATATGTTTGGTGGT